TCAGCCTAGCTTCCGCTCCCTTTCAAATCGCCAGGCTGTCGAAATAATATCTTGAACGCCCGCATAGCGCGGCGTCCACCCCAACACTCCGCGCAACTTGTCCGCATTGGCTACCAACGCCGGCGGATCGCCTGCGCGGCGCGCGCCCACCACGTAGGGCGCCTTCCGCCCAGTGACTTCCTCCACGCCGCGAATCATCTCGATCACGGAATGCCCGCTGCCCGTGCCCACGTTGAATCGATCCGACGCGCCGCCCGCCAGCAGCGCCTCCACGGCCAGAATATGGGCCTCCGCTAGATCGTTAACGTGAATATAATCCCGAATGCAAGTGCCGTCGGGCGTGTCGTAATCGTTGCCAAATACGGTGAACGGCTGTCCACTTACCACCGCCCGCAACATCAGCGGGATCAGGTGCGTCTCCGGATCGTGCTCCTCTCCGAGGCCGCCCTGGGGATCGGCTCCGCAGGCGTTGAAGTAGCGCAGACACACGCTGCGCAGCCCGTGGATCGCATCGAACCACCGCAGCATGGTTTCGACCATCACCTTGGATTCGCCATACGGACTCACCGGCGCAATCGGAAAGCTCTCGAGAATCGGCGATGCGTGGGGTATACCATACACCGCGGCGGTGGAAGAGAATACCAGGCGCTTTACGCCGGCGCGCAGCATGGCCGCGAGCAGCGACAGCGAGCCGCCCACATTGTTCTCGAAGTACAGTTCGGGCACGCGCATGGATTCGCCCACCGCGATATAGGCCGCGAAGTGGATGACCGCGTCGTGCCCCGCGAGCAGAGCGGCCATTTCATCGGTTTGCTGCACGCGCAATTGGTGGAACGCGCCGGCTTCCACATTGTGGCGGTATCCGCGCGACAGATCGTCCACCACGGTGACGGCATAGCCGCGCCGGCGCAGCAGCCGGACGGTGTGCGCCCCGATATAACCCGCGCCGCCGGTCACCAGAATCCGTAGTTTGCTCACGATCCGATTGTAGTCGGATGACGGGCAGACGGGGTAAAGAGGCGTCCCGGGTACGCTGAACTTCACAGGCAATCGTGCAAGCCGCCTGAAAAGGCGTCCCCAGAGGGGACCCCAGGGCAAGATTGCCCGCCCCACAAGAACGGTCACACGTCGAGAAATATAATCTGCGCGTTCAAATTGTGTCACTTAGCGCAAAGTTGCGATCCGGCTGCGGGAGGGCGGATGTTAGTCTCAAATCGTGAAAAGGGTTTGCGGATGACGGAGCCACAGCGGCACAGAGCGCGGGTTGTCAGGAAAGCGATCGAGAGCATCGAGGCGAAGCTGGGAACACCCGAGATGAAACCGATGCTGGCAGACCTGGTACGGCTGTTGCAGATCGAGAAAGAGCTGGATGCGGACGAGCCGCGCGAAGTCAGGGTGCGATGGATAGAATCGGCAGCGACGACGGCGTCCTTGACCAAGGTATAGCCTATGACCAGCTTCCTTCACAAAGGGCTTTCCACGACTGCAAGTCGCGCTTCAAGGGTTTTTCCGGGCCGATCGCTTCCGGCAAAAGCCAGGCGCTGTGCCAGGAGGCGATCAAACTCACTTATTGCAATCAAGGCCGGCTGGGGCTGATCGGCGCACCCACTTATCCGATGTTACGGGACGCTACACAGACGACGCTGTTCGATCTCTTGGACAGCCAGGGCCTTCCGTACACATACAACAAGGCCGAGAACATGCTCACGATGAAACAAACCGGGTCGCGCATCATATTCCGGCCGGTAGACGACTTCGAGCGGCTGCGCGGCACCAACCTGGCCTGGTTCGGACTGGATGAGCTGACTTATGCGCCGGAGGGCGCGTGGTTACGGCTGGAGGGACGGCTGCGCGATCCATTGGCCGCCATACTTTGCGGCTTCGCGGTATGGACGCCGAAAGGCTTTGACTGGGTTTATCGCAAATTCATCGCGGATCCGGTGGCGGGATACAGCGCGATCGTCGCGGAGCCGCACGAGAATCAGTATCTGCTGGAGAAGGTTCCGGACTTCTACGAACGGCTGAAGAACAGCTACGATGACAGCTTTTATCAACAGGAAGCGCTGGGGCAGTACGTGAGCCAACAAGGCGGACTTGTATACAGCGCCTTCAACCGGCGCGAGCACGTGAGAAGCCTGCGCGTAAACTCGAATTGCCCGCTGCTGTGGGCGCTGGATTTCAACGTGGACCCGATGTGTTCGATAGTGGCGCAAATCGAGGGCCGGACAGTATTGGTGCTGGATGAAATCGCCCTGCGGCACGCCAGCACGCACGAAGCTTGCGAGGAGTTTGAAACACGGTTTCCCAACCACAAGAGCGGGATTGTGATATACGGCGACGCCTCGGGGAACAGCCAGCACACCACGGGCGTTTCGGATTATCAGATCGTGCGGGAGTACTTTCGGACGACCTACGGCGCGCAGGCGACCTATAAGGTACCCAAAGCCAACCCCAGCGTGCGCGAACGGATCATGCTGACTAACGCCAGACTGCGATCGGCGAGCGGAGAGATACGGCTGCTGGTAGACCCCAAGTGCAAGGACTTAATCAAAGATTTCGAGCAGGTGTCGTACAAGGCGGACAGCAACGCCATCGACAAGGAGAAGGATCGCCGCAGGACCCATCTTTCGGACGCGCTGGGTTACTTGTTGTGGCAGGAATGCAGACCGCATCCGGCGCTCGGCGAACATCAGGAGCGGCTGATTTGAGGACCAGATGGTGAACATCGACCGAGAGCATCCCGAGTATGGCGCCAAGAAGACGATGTGGAGGAAGTACCGGGACCTGTACGCCGGCGGCGAGCAAATGCGGGAGAACGCCTTCGAGTATTTGGTCAGGCGGCACAAGGAGCCCAACGATATCTACGCCGAGCGTTTGTGCCGGGTGTTTTACGAGAACTATATCGGCTCGATCATCGACTGGTACGCGGCGACGCTGATGCGGCGCGAGCCAGCTTTGCTGTTCGACGGCAACGACGAAGCGGCAAAAACCTTCTACAACCTATTCGCGGACGATTGCGATTTGAAGGGCACCTCCATCGCCGAGTTTTTCCGGCAGCGGATCGTGCAAACGCTGGTGCAGGGGCGGAGTTACATCGTAGTGGATTTTCCGCGGTCGGCGGTTTCAGCCAGTAACCGCGCGGAAGAGGACGCAGTGGGACGCTCGCGGGCGTATCTGGTGGATTACTCGCCGGAGGAACTGATCAACTGGAGCTACGACGACCACGGCGGGCTGGACTGGGCGGTGATCCGGACCTCATCGCTGCGCAAGTCCAAAGTCAGCGACGGCGAATGGGCGCGCGAGACGCGCTGGATCTACTACGACCGGCGGAATTATCAAGTCTATCAGCAACTGAAGGACAAGGAAGTGCGGCTGGTGGATGAAGGGCTGCACGGGCTGGCCAGCCAGAACCGGGTACCAATATTTCCGCTGCGGGTGACCGAAGGGCTCTGGCTAATGAACAAAGCGGCTTTGCTGCAACTGGAGCACTTCAACAAGTCGAACGCGCTTTCCTGGGCGCTGACGATGGGTTTGTTCGCCTCCCCGGTAATCTATTCGGACCGGGAGTGGAACCAGATCGTGGGCGACTCCTATTTTATACAACTGGCTCCGGGGGACAAGTTCGGGTGGACCGAGCCGGAAGGCAAAGTTTACCAAATCGCGGCCGACAATCTGGTGCAGCTTAAAGACGAGATTTACCGGGTGTGCTATCTGATAGCGCACGCGGCGGGGCCGGATGCATCGAGCCACCAGCAATCGGGCGCCAGCAAGCAGCGGGACTTCAGCATCACGCAGGAGGTGCTGCGGGCATATGGCGACGCGGTGAAAGACACGATGAAGCAAATCCTGCGAGCCATCGCGGCGGCGCGCCAGGACAACATTTCGATCGACGTTTCGGGGCTGGACGAGTTTGATATCGCCGACTTCAGCAATGAACTGGACGACGCCCGAAAGCTGCTGACGATGGGGATCGAATCGGAGACGCTGAAGAAACAGGTCTTCAAGAAACTGGCGTTCAAGTTTCTATCTGACGTGCGGCAGGAGATCAAGACTCAGATCGCGCAGGAGATTGAGGCACAGAGTTGATGGGTTAGTCTCGAAACGGCGCGCATGAGTGCGGGCGCTACGTTTGGGTAATGGGTCAGTTTGCGTGTGGGGCAGGATGGTATCCTGCGCGCCGATTGGGAATCGGCGCACACTGGGCCGATTAACAATCGGCCCGCACGTTACCAAGCTGCCCCGCAACTGGGGAACAGATTATGGAAGACACGGACGTACAAGCGATCGTGAAGCAAGCAATTCACGAGTTTCTGCAGGAACAGCAGGCCAAGAGCGAACCGGCCTACAAGACGGAACTGGTGGAGGAACGCAAACGCCGCGAGCAACTGGAGCGGCGGCTGAACGAAGTGGAAGAAGAAAGCAAGCGCAGCCGGCAGGCGGCGGAGCAGGCGGAGAGAGGCGCGGCCATTCGGGCGGAGCTGCAACGATTGGGGGTGGCGAAGGTGGACCTGGCATACCGAGCGGTGCACGACGGCGTATTCCGCACGGAAGACGGGCGGCTGCTGGCGCACAGCGACGAAGGCGAAGTGCCGCTTAAAGAATATTTGAGCAACTTCGTGAGCGAAAATCCGGAGTTCCTGCCGGCCAGGATACCTGGAGGGTCGGGGATCACGGCCGCGCACAAGGCGCCGCGAGAGAGCACCGAAAGCGTGGACATCGAGGGCATCCGGCCGGGAATGAGTTCCGAACAGATGGAACGGGTACGGAAGGAGATTCTGCGCGTGGCTTCGCAGAACCTGCGGGGGATATAGGGGCGCGGCAGGAATGAGGCGGGTCCAGGGGGACCCGCGCAGACCAGAGGTCTGCCCCACAAAGACTTCAGCGACATTGGACAGGATGTCTGAATTCAAGAGGCAGGCAAGAGAACTTAGTCAACTTAGGAGAATGAATGGCGATAATTACTTCAGCTAATGTGGCCAGCGCGATCGTGAAGCTGGTGGCGGCAGACGCTCTGCCCGCCTTGGTCGGGAACCTAGTGATGGGAAACCTGGTCAACCGCGACTATGAACCTGTTTTGGCGCAAGCGGGGGACACGGTGAACATTCCGATTCCCCCAGTGCTGGTAGCCAACAACATCGCAGAAGGCGGAACAGTTCAACCGCAAAACCCGAACCTGGGAAATGCGCAGATCGTGTTGAACACACACGCCGAAGCGACCTTCCAAATTCCGGACGTGACCAAGGTGCTGGCGGTTCCGGACTTACTGCAAGTCTACATGCAGCCGGCGGTGGTGGCGATCGCCCAGAGCATCGAAACCAGCCTACTGAACCTGTTTGCCGGGTTTACGGCGAACACGCCGGTGGGTACGCCGGGGACATCGCTGGTAGAAGCGGTGATCGATCAGGCAGAGAGCGAGTTGTTTAGCGCGATGGTGCCATCCTCGGAGCCTAAATTCCTGGTGGTAAACGCCACGACCTACTCCGCATTGCGGCAGATCGAACGCTTCAGCGAATTCCAGACCGCCGGCGAGGCGGGGCTGCGGGCTTTGATCGACGGCACGGTGGGGAAGATCAAAGACTTTTTCGTGATGCGGTCGCAGTTCGTGGCAATGACCGGCAGTTCGCCCATCACGACCCACAACCTGGCTTTCACCAAGCCGGCAATCGGGCTGGTTATCCGCAGACTGCCGCAGCCATTGTATGGCACGGGCGCAGTGGCGCACTACGCGGAGATGGGCAATTTCGGCATGCGCGTAGTGATGAGCTACCAGCCGAATACATTGGCTCAGCAGTTCACGGTGGACGTGCTGTACGGTTGCGCGGTGATCCGCAACAACTTCGGCGTTCAGGTGAACTCATAGCGGGCGCGAGTGGGACCGACTCAGGCGGACAACAAAGAAGGGGGCCGGGTACGACCGGCCCCACAAGAGACAACCATGGACTTACAAGTTTACTTCAGGAAGATCCGGGCAACGGAGGAAAGCCTACAAGATGCTTCACCCTTGTTGGTGAGCCTCGAAACACAAGATGGCGGACGCGAAGGAGTGCGCACCGAGGTTCCACGCCGGATTGCGGCGCGGATGATCGTGGAAGGCGCCGCGCGCCTGGCGACGGCCGACGAAGCGCGCGAGTTCCAAGAGCAGAAGGCGGAGGCGAAGCGGCAAGCGGATCAGCTTGCGGCGGCGTCGCGGATGCAATTCACGGTCATTTCGCCCAATGAGCTACGCAAGCTGAAGGGCGGCGCACAGACGGGCAAAGAGTAGGCCGGGGCGATGGCGTTATTCACGGACGGAATATCGACGATCCAGGATTTGACGGTGCAGGACTCCTACGTGCTGGCCACGGCCCAAACGGAGAACATCGATCTCAGCCAAAAGCTGGCGCTGGCGCAGCAAGAGCTCGGAATCGAAGTGACGACGCTGCTGCAGCGCAGCAACGTTTACGCCTGGCAGTTCCGGCTCCCACCGGAGCCTTGCTTGAACAACATCGTGGTGACGCCGCCGCTGCAGCTTTGGCACGTGTTCCAAACTTTGACGCTGGTCTATCAGGATGCCTACTTCGACCAATTGAACGACCGCTATAAAGGCAAGCGGGATCAGTTTCAGCAACTGGCAAAGTGGGCCATGGACAAGCTCATTCAGACCGGGATCGGCATTGCGCGAAACCCCATCCCACAGGCCGCGCCGCCGCAACTGACGTCGATTCCCGGCGGTCAACCGGCGGCGACCTACTGCGCGAGCGTGGCGTGGCTGAACGCGGAAGGCCAGGAGGGGCAGGCCGGCAATCCCAGTACTCTTACCATGGCGGCCGGGAATGCCCTGGTGGTCCAGCCGGTCAATCAACCGGCCAACGCAACGGCTTGGAATGCATACGTGGGCCTGTTACCTACGACAATGACGCTACAGAATACGGCGCCCATGCCGTTGGATCAGGTGTGGGTGCAGGCTGGGCCAGTATCCACTTCGGGACAAGCGCCGGGGAACGGACAGGCGCCGGACTATCTGCGCGGGTTGCCGCGACTTCTGCAGAGGGGTTAGAGAATGGCATGGGTAGGCAGCACGGTCACCGCACAGGTAGTTACGCTTCTGAGCGCGCCACAAGGACTGAACGCCTCCGTAGCGACGCTAGCCCTGGCGGAGAATGTCACTCTGCCGCCGCTTGGAGAGAGTCAGATTCTGGCGCAGAACGTATCGATTGAGTTAGCGGAGCGCAGCACCGACGTGGTTTATCCGGCGGTCAACGTGTACTGCGAGAAGATCGTGAACCAGCTCAAGGAGAAATTCAGGAATTTCTCCGGAATCGCCATGATGGCGATCGAAATGCGGGTTTCACAAGACAGGCTGGAAGGGATCGAGGATCAACTGCAGATGTATACCGACGCTGTGACCCAGGTACTGGATCAGAACCGGGGGGACTGGGGTGAGGGAATGTTCTACGCCGGATGCTATGAAGCGGCGTTGGGGCCGGTGAAGCACGGCGGACAGAATTTCATCCAGGTAGGAAAGGTCTCTTTCAACGTGGGAGTGAGCGACTAGAGCCATGGCCTCGTACATTTCATCTAATGCCAACCGCTTTTACACGGGACTGGAAAACACCTACGGACAGACGCCTGCGATCACGGCGCAGAACCGGTTTCCCACGCTGAAGCTGACGGCCAAGAATAATTTGGAAACAGCCGACCGGCGGGACAAGACGGGCAGCCGGACGTTCGTAGGAATACCCTCGGGACTGCGGCGCACGACCAGCTTCGACCTGACAACCTACATGACGAGTTGGGGCGGGCAGAGCGCGGGTCCATCCTATGGGCCGCTGTTTCAGGCCAGCATGGGGGCCGCTCCGGCGATGTACGCCGGCGGGGCAGCCGCGGCAGGCTCGAGCGGCACCACGCTGGTGTTCGCGGCGCCGCATGGGCTGGCCGTGGGCCAGGGCGTGTCATGCAACGGCGAGATCCGGTTTGTCACGGCAATCGTGAGCGCGACGGCCGTGCAGGTGAACGCCGTATTTTCGACCGCGCCGGCCGCGGGGACCGAGATCGCTCCGAGTATCTCCTATTTTCCGGCGACAGAATTGCCAAGCGTCAGCATCTTCGATTATTGGGATCCCAGCACCGCACTTCAGAGGATTCTCTGCGGAGCGGCAGTCGACAAGATGACCGTAAAGGTGAATGGCGATTTTCACCAGTTTGAATTCGAGGGAATGGCGCAAGACCTGCTCGACAGCGCCAGTCTTACAGCGGGAGAAGGGCAACTGAGCGGCTTTCCGGCGGAGCCCGCGCTGGGCGCATTCGACTACTCGATCGTGCCGGGTAACATGGGCGAGGCATGGCTCGGTGTTTCGCCCAGCAAGTTCTATACGATCACGAGCGGGCAGTTCCAGTTAGACAACGGCCTGGATCTAAGATCGAAAGAATTCGGAACCAACCTGCCGCTAGCTATCGCGCCGGGGCCGCGGTCGGTAACCGCGGCGTTCAGCCTTTATGAACTGAACGATGCGGCGACACAAGGGCTGTACCAAGCGGCGCGGCAGCAGTCGCCGATAAGCCTGATGTTTCAGCTTGGGCAGCAAACCGGTCAGGTGGTGGGCGTTTACATGATGAGCGTCGTGCCGGTCGTGCCGGAGTTCGACGACGGCGATAACAGGCTGCAGTGGAAATTCCAAGGATCGAAGGCGCAGGGGACGGCGGACAATGAGATCGTGGTGGCGTTCGGATAGCTTGGGGCCGATTCGCCAATCGGCCCGCAGGTTGACAACCTGCCCCACAAGGATAGGTTGCTAGATGGAATATACGAGTTTCGAAACCATAGACTCTAGCGTGGCGCCAGGGGTTAGTTACACAGTCGCCAAGATGTCATTTGGGCGCCGCGTAGAGTTGACGCGCCGTATCCGGGAGTTGGCGGCACGGAGAGAGTTCATGGAGGCGGGCGACACTCCCAACGAAAAGATGGAAGCCGCGCTGCTGGCGTCCGAGATCGATCGGATCTATATGCTTTGGGGATTGCAGGAAGTCACGGGTCTGGAGCTGGACGGGCAGCCGGCGACTCCTGAGTCGCTGTCTGCGAGCGGGCCCGAAGAGTTGTTTCGCGAGGCATTGGCCGCGGTCAAGCAACAGTGCGGGCTGTCGGAAGCCGAAAGAAAAAACTGATTGCCGCACTCCATTTTCAATTCTCCAACCAAGCCGGCTGGGAGTGCGCGGCGTGCCGAAAGGCCGGCCTGGAGATTAAGCGCAGGTGCGGCTGGATACCGCGGGCGCTAGAAACGCCCGAGCGGATAGTCTGGGCGAAGAACAGTGCGGCGACCACGGTTTGTCCAAAATCGTTTATCACGGCGCAAAGCATGGCGTGGCTCGAGGACTATCTGGTGCGGCGCAAGTTAGGGCAAAAGGGAATCGAAAGTCTGGGGGCGCGCGAAGTGGAAGCTTTTTTGATTTTGGAGCAGGAGCTTACGGAGGTGAACGCCGGCGCCGGCGCCGTTCGCCAAGACAGCGGTCCCGCGCGAAGGGGAAGAAATGCCTAGTACGTCACAACAGACGCTGCTCGCCGCTTTCAACCAAGCGTCGGGCAGCCCGGCGGGGGGCCAATCGTCAACATCCCAGCAGGACCTGATCGATGCGCTGGGGCAGGCCTCGCAGACGATCGACGCACAGACGCAAGCGACCTCGGCCAACACCGACGCACTGGCGGAAAGCAGTCAAGGGCAGGGTTCCAGCGCCGGCAAGGACGTGTCCGATGTCCTTAGCACGGCGAGCAGTGTTCTAGGCGGCGGACTTAGTCTGATGCCGTTGGTGTCGCTGTTTTCCAGCTTGTTTGGCGGGGGACAGTCTCAACCGGCGCCCCTGACGTTTTTCGCGCTGCCCCCCTCGCTAAACCTCCAATCCACCGCGAGCGGCCAAGGCGTAGTCTGGGGCGAGAACGGTTTGCCGCGCTCCACGGGAAGCAGCGGCTCGAGCGCCGGCCAGCCGATCACCGTGCAGGTACAAGCCATGGACAGTCAGTCGTTTCTCGATCATAGCGACGACATCGCGCAGGCGGTACGGCAGGCGATGCTGAACATGAACTCCGTCAACGATGTGATCACGAGTCTCTGACGGCCATGTTTCCGACACTCAAGACCGGCGCGGTGATGCAATATCCGGGCAAGCGGACATTGTTTTTCAATACCGACACCATCCGTTTTCTGGACGGCACGGAGCAGCGCTTTCGAGACAACCCTTCGGTGCTGCATAAGTGGATTATCCAACTCGACCTGCTGGACGAATCCGAGCTGGACACATTAGACCAATTCTTCCTGTCGAACCAGGGCCGATTCGGCAGCTTTTCCTTCACCGATCCGTGGGACGGAACGGTCTATCCGAACTGCAGCCTGGCGGCGGACACATTCGGCTTTCAACTGAGAGCCGAGATGCGCGGCAAAACGACGCTCACCGTTTGCGAAAACAGGACCTAACATGATTTACTTCCCGCAACTATCGTCGGGCGCAACGGGCCAGTTTCCGATTACGAGGCAGCGTTTGGCAAGGACGGTGGTGAACCAAAGTTGTCAGGACTACCAGATCAAGCTGGCCGATCCGGGGGCGCCGATCACACATTGGCACATGTCCTTTGAAGAGATGAGCGACCAGGAACTGGCCGCCCTGGAAGCTCTTTTTCAGGCGGTGGAGGGGAGTTTGACGCCGTTTACCTTTCTGGATCCCGTCGACAATCTGTTGGCGTGGAGCGAGCAGCAGAATCAGCCCGTCTGGCAGGCGAGCCCGCTGCTCACATTGACAGGCGGCGTGGCGGATCCGATGGGAGGCATGGCGGCTTATCAAGTGAGTAACCCGACAGCCGCCACACTGACGCTACAGCAATCGATAAACGGGCCCGCCTCGTTGGACTACTGTCTGAGCCTTTACGCGCGCAGCGACCAGAGCACGCGGATGTGGCTGGTGCGGGGCTCCGAGACGGACGCGCGGGCGATTAGCTCGCAATGGACGCGGCTGATATCCGCCGGGCAGTTGCAAGACACGGCCGACTCCATCAGCTTCGGCATCGCGCTGGATCCGGGCGCCACGGTGGACGTCTTCGGAATTCAGGCGGAGGCGCAGACTACTGCATCGCTTTACAAACAAACGACCGAAACCGGAGGCGTGTACCCTAACGCGCGGTTTCAAACCGACACGCTCACGATTACAACAGTAGGTCCGGGCCGTAATGCCTGCGAGCTGGATATCGTCAATGTTGAGTATCTATGATCTGAAAGAACTTGCGGTCACGGACACTCCGCTGCTGCTGTTCCAGTGCGTATTGCAGAACGGGCAGGCGGAGTACTGGAGCACGCACCAGGTGACTTATGGCGGCAATACCTACGCGTCCCGGGTTATGAAGAACAACGTGTTCGCGGTGCAGACAGCCTCGGGCCAGGGAGTGGACGCGATTCCGCGCGTGTCGTTGTCGCTGGCCAACGCCGATTCCTACTTCTCGGAGCTGGAACGATCGGTAGGTTGGAAGGGCGCAACGCTGACGGTAACGTTTTTGTTTTACAACCTGCTGGAAGGCGCGGCGACGTCGGACGCAGCGGTATTATTTCAAGGCATCGTCAATCCTCCCGACCATAGCACCGAATCGCTGTTCCAACTCTCGGCCGTAAATTGGATGAACATGCAGAACGTGCTGCTGCCGCCAGTGCGGATTCAGCGGCGATGTCCCTGGCTGTTTCCATCCGACGCACAGCAGCGGCAGGAAGCGGTGAATGGGGGCAGCAGCGGGCAATACTCATTGTTCTACCCTTGCGGATATTCGCCCGATCAGACCGGCGGCGTGGGGACCATGGTGGGCGGCGTGCCTTACACGTCGTGCGCGTACACGCGCCTCGACTGCGAAGCCCGCGGGATGTTTTCCGGACCGATGCGGTTCGGCGGACTCGAGTTCGTACCTTCATCGATTCAGGTGCGGAGTTACGGCAGCGGGTGGCAGTACGCTCCCGTGGACGACAATATCGCTATCTACAACGACTTTGTCCCGCTGTTGTATGGGACTGCTTGGTATTACCCTCCTATCGTATTTACGCGCAACGACGGAAACCTGACTTACATGGAAGTGCTGCTGGGGATGGGGCCGATCCAGGGCGTGCAGATCGTGCTGGTAAACCAGATCCAGATTCCGGTCGGGCAAGCCGGCCAGAACATGACATCGACGGGCTGGTACAACGCGGTCAGCCTGGGGAGCCGGAACGGCGCGTTCGATCGGAACTTCACCGACGCAGCGGGCAATCCGGCGGGCGATCCTTACGGCAGCATGGCCTATCTTTCCATTGTCGTACCGAATCAGATTAACAACGGCCTGTCGCTACCCGTAGTGCAAGTCCTGGCGGATGGCTTGCAACTGCCGACCTATGCGGCCGACGGCACTTACCAGAGCACGGAGTTCACCGCCAATCCCGCGTGGATTTTGCTGGATATTTTGCAGCGCAGCGGATGGGGAACGGAACATATCGATCTGACCACATTCGCGGCGACGGCGGCGTATTGCGATCAGCAGATCCAGACGCAGGATCTGAACGGCAACAACATCATGATCCCGCGCTTCCAGTGCAACCTTTGCCTGCAATGGCGGCGCAACGCGGCAGACACGATTCGAGGAATCCGGAACACGGCCAGGCTGCTGTTCACGTACAGCGTGGGCGGGCTGCTGCAGTTACAAGTGGAAAACTCAATCGCGCTGCAGCAGCCGACGCAGCAGGCGTGGACCAACAGTGCGGAACCGTTGAATGGCGGATGGCCGGCATATGAGTTCAGCGACGGATCGACGGGCGTGGCGAACATCTTGCGCAAAGCCAGCGGAGAGCCGAGCGTGCAGGTGTCGTCCCGGAGCATCGCGGACACACCGAACCAGGTGAGCGTGGAGTTTCAAGACGCGTTCAACGGGTATCAGCAGGACAGCCTGCTGACGGTCGACGTGGACGACATTCACCTTACGGGCCAGATAATTACTACAACCTTAATGGCGTTGGGGATTCCGAACTACGACCAGGCCGCGCGCATCTCTCAGTTTACGCTGGATAAATCGATCGGCGGGAACACTTATATTACATTTGATACCAATGTGAAGGCGCTAGGTCTGCGGCCCGGCGATATAATTGCGGTTACATACTTAAAAGAAGGCTTTGAACGCCAACCGTTCCGCATCACCAAGATTGCGCCGGGCACGAATTATAGAATCACTACGATTACGGCGCAGGTGGAGCAGGACGAATGGTACGCGGATACAAATGGCCAGATACCCGGAGCTACGGGCGCGACCCCGCAGCCCGGCGCGGGCATTGGCGTACCGCGTCCGCTATTGGGCAATATCATCGATTCCAGCGGCGATCCGGGATACCAGATCGCCGAAAGCTCCAGCAACACCAGCGACGGCGGCGTCAGCGAAGAGCTTACGGTGGGCTTTTTGGTACCGGCAACGACGGCAACCGGCGGCCCGGCAACCCCGCTGGTGAGCCTGGCGGCCACGATCGGGGCGGGCGGAACGCTGGCGGGCAACCAAACGCTGTACTACGCGGTGAGCGCCCTCGATGCGGCGGGAAACGAGAGCGTTCTGTCATTCGTGATACTTGCCAGCATACCGCCAGGGTCGAATACTAATAGCGTGACGCTGACCGGACTTAGCTTCGACTCCAACACGACAAGCTTCAGCGTATACCGCGGACCGAATCCCCAACAGATGGGCCGGATCGCTTCCAATCAGGCGTTGAGCGCCAGCTTTACCGATACGGGATTGCCGGCTCAAGCCTGGGTACCGCCGGATCCGAATTTCGATCACGCGAATTTTTATTGGCGGATAGAACTGCAGCCCGAATACAACGCGACCATCGCGACCGCCAACACGGTGGGCAACAGCACCGCTGAAATGAGCGGCGCGAATTATGCCGGCATGATCGTCCGGATCATGAGCGGAACCGGCGCGGACCAGGAGTATGCGATCGCGTCGAATACCGCGACGACTCTCACGCTCACACAACCATGGGCGGTGCAGCCGGATGCAACCAGTCTTTTCGTGGTGGCGGAGGCGACGTGGATTTTCGCGGCCACCAGCAAGACCAGCCCGGTGCAGTTCGAGATCCCGAACGAGACGGGCGTCACGCTGCACATACAGGGCAGAGGGGCCAACGTGAACAATCTGGAAGGGCCGCCGCTATTGTCGACACTGACACGGTGGACCATAGGCGGCGGAGGGACGGGAGACATCGCGGCGCCGCCCCAGCCTGTGTTCGGCTTGGGCACATCGTCGCTCGCAAGCGGCACAGTGGAACTCAGCGGAGTTGCCTTTCCGACACTTACCAACACTACCAGCGTAACGGCAGCCACCCTGACTTTGTACTACTGGGACGAACTGGTTGGGAACACACCATTCTCGCTGTCCGCGGCGATGGCGGCGACTGATACCGTTTTGAATCTGACGCCGGCCGGCACCGCGGCGGCGGGAGCGTTCGTGCAAGTGGATGCGGAAGTGATGCAAGTGGTGGCGGCCGCAAACGGCGGGCTGCAATATCAGGTAACGCGCGGCATGCACGGTACGGCCGCGGCGGCACATGCCGCGCAAGCCGCGGTGTATCCATTGCTGAGCACCGTGGTGGTGGCGCCCTTCCCACTGGACTTCTTCGGCAGTCCACTGAGCGGCAACTGGAGCTTCCCGATAGCGCTGCCGAATACGAAGGTAGCCAGCGCGGAGCTGTTCGTCACGAATTCGATAGGCAACAGCCCGACGGCGGCGATCAACCTGACACAGTCGGTCAATTACGGATTGCGGCCGCTTTCCGGCGGACAGTACTCGTTCCAGGTGCAGGGATTCCTGGCGGTGGACAGCAATCCGGCGCCAAACGTGATCGTGGAAGCGGCGCATGCGGTGCAAGATGTGTATGCGATCGTGAAGCAAGCGCCAGTGGGCAGCGCCATCACAATTGTTCTAAGCCTGAATGGATCGCCTTACTGCACTCTATCCATTCCCGCAGGCGCCACTGTTTCGCCTAGTGTGGACGGCTTCGGGATGGCGCTGCCGGCGCAGGCGCAGCTCAGCATCGCGATTACTGGGGTGGGACAAACCACCCCCGGCTCGGACCTGACGGTAATCCTGCGGTTGTGACCAGGCGGACGAACGCATGACCACGCTTCAGATACTTACTCCCAACCAAGACTTGCAGTGCTACTTCTACGAGCCCTCGGCTGTGGCGGCATTGAGCGCCACGAGTGCGAGCGGTTTCACCGTTTCGGGTTGCTGGCGCTCGCAATTCGACTGGGTGGTGATTGAATGGAATCGCGACAACGTTTTCGAGCACCCGCTATTCCGCTATCTGCCGGTGAATGATTTGAGCGGATTGCAGCTTTCTTATCAAGAGACCCGCACTAACTGCATTGCGATCGATTCGGCGCTGTATGCCACCGTGGCGTGGCCTTATCTGCGGGTGTGGGCCGATCCCGGAACAGGCGAGCAGATCTATACCATTCCGTTGTTGGCGAATGCGACACCGGTGACTGGAAGCTATACGCCGGCATCGGCGACTTTCGAGCTGCAAGGCTCGGCGACGGGCGGCGACTATATCGAGCTGGCGTGGGATGAAGAGCACTACACGTATCAACTTTACGGCACGGACACGCTGGCATCGGCCGCGGCGGCGCTGGCCAACAGCATTAACACGTTCTCACAAACGATGCAAGCCTCAGTGAGCGGCACGTCCATCACGCTGACGCTTGCGAGCAGCACCAGCGGGGAGAACGGCAACCGGATTGGCGTTTATGGGAACGCGTATAGCGCGCCACCTGGAACGCCGACGGAGAGCTGGCAACCGGCGTGGCAACTTCTCAGCGGCGGCGTATCGCCGAGCCAGTGGCAGGTCAATCTGAACTTCAGTTCGATCACCGGGCAGGACCCCACGGGCGCAACGGTGCCGGTACCCATGAATGCGGTGCGCAAGATGCGCTGGACATGGTCGGCCGACCTGCAGCCGGGCAATTTCGCGCGCAGCGAGTTCGAGGTGCTGGTATCGAACTGGACCGTCAGCGGCTCGAACCGCGCCTACCAGATAGCGGGCCCGGGAAGCTGGCGCGTGGAAGACGACGACGCGTCCATCGGTTATACGGGTGAGTGGACTACGGAACTCGGCAACTACTCAGGGGGATCGATCGGTTATGCTACCACTCCGGGCGCGAGCGTAAGTTACTCCTACCAATCGCCGCAGAATCATATCCTGAACCTGGGGACACGAAGAATCCCGACGGCCGCACAGTTGTCCGTTCAAGTGGATCAAAATCCGGTACAGGTGTTGACCGTGGCGCTGCCGGGTGAAGATGTGCTGGTGCGATGGGCATTGGGAAACATGTCCGGCGGGACTCAGCACACGGTCACGATTACATATACAGGAGGCGCGGGATCGATTTTCTATTTCGATTTTCTGGAAATTGCGATTCCGACCGGCGATCTTCCTACTTTCGCGCCGGACCCGCAGATGACGCTGGCGACCGACTGGGACACGTTAAACTCGCAGGCTCTGGCGCCGGAGCGGACGGCGTGGCAGATTCAGGCGCTGGGATTTACGGGCAGGGCCAATCACTACGCGGGCGCGCTGTGGTTCTACGAGTTGGTTTGCGCGGGGCAACAGTATGCTACCGGAACGATCGCGTTTTCCGGCACGTCGGAGTTTGGAAAGACGACTCAGGTATCGCTGGGGCCAACCGTCTTCACGCACCTCAACCTGATCGGCGACACACCTGCAAGCTTGGCGCAGGCGTTCGCGCTACTGATCAACGAAGGGGCCACCGGCGTGTGGGCGCAGGCGAACGATGGGGTGCTCACCATCACGGCTCGCATTATGGAAAGCGCCGGCAACGGACCTACGCTTTCCGTCAATCTAGGCGGCAGTACGACCCTGCAGGCACAGACAAGCGGTGCGCTGGCAGGCGGCGTGGATGGCGCCTGGCTTACCGATTTTACGGCTTCGCCGCTGATCAACCGGGCCGCGCGCGACTGGAGCCAGAGCTTCTTCACGGCGCTCAACGGCTACGGTATCGAGGTGACGGCTTCGTTCAGCATGGAATTGGGCAATGGGGATCCGTCGGCGGCTGCGGGCATCGCGCAGTGTTATCCGAACGGCAGCGCATGCCAGGTGAACACGCCGGCTTTGCAGACGAATTTCTCGCCAACGAGCCTGGCGTTCTGGCAGCAAGTGTATCTCGAGATGGCCAACGTGATGGCCGCTGCCGGGGTGCAAGCGTATCTGCAATTCGGCGAAGTGCAGTGGTGGTACTTCTGCCCGCCAACGGATCCGGCCAGTGACAATTGGACGCCGATCGCCAACGGCGGTATGCCGTTCTATGACGCCTACACGACGGCTACGTTTCAATCGCAGTACGGGCGGGCCATGCACGTGTTTACGGACCCGAGCAACGACCCCACGCCGTATCCGCAGGAATCCGCATTCCTGCCTGGACTGATCGGCCAGTTCACCGCGGCGATCATGGCCTTCGTGCGGCAGACATACGCGAATGCGCAGTTCGAAGTGCTCTACCCGCCCGACACGAACGATGCTCCCCTCACCACCGTGATCAACTTGCCGGCGCAGTGGTCCCCGGCGAACCTCGATTGTTTCAAGACCGAGAATTTCACTTACACGGGCGACTTCGATCTGAATGCGGCGGTTACTTCGATCGATCTGCCGATGCAATTGGGTTTTACGCCGGCAGATAGCGCGCACCTGGTGGGCATCGGAACCTATACGACACCGTGGGCAAAAGAGGCGCATGTCGCGGAGGGGCTGAAGCTCGGGTCCGTGGTGCTATTCGCGTTGGACCAATTTTGCCTCATCGGGTATGGGTTGCCGCTTTCGCCTTGGCCGGGATTGGGCTTGTTTATGGGGGGGTGA